AACCTGATCTTCAACCAACTCGGCGCTACGCAGCCAATGCAAGGCCCAGTTTCACAGGTCTTCTACCTCGGTCACAACCGTGTTTACGGCACTGAAGTTCAGAGCATCTACAACAAGTTCAACCTGACCTACAAGGGTCTCGTTGCTAACCGTATTGGTTCAGCTTCAGGTGTTAACTTCAACGGCGTCCTGTCAGGAACGTTCCTCGATAAAGATGGTAACCCAATCGGTGGACTGCCCAACAAAGGTCTGACCAGTGGTCTAACTTACGAAGAGTATAGCAAAGCAACAGGCTTTGACACCAGCAACGTCATCTCAAAGGAAGCAGGTTCTGCTAGTGCAACCTTCGGTGGTCAAATCGCTGGTTGGCCTGATCCTACGACTATTCTTGGTTGGACTGTTTCAGCAGGTGAAAGACTTGCTGGCACGAGCATCCCAGAGATCTCACTGCAAATCCAGACTCAGCCAGTCACGGCTCGCACTCGTAAGATGCGCGCTCTCTGGACTCTGGAAGCATCACAAGACCTCAAGGCTTACCACAACCTCGATCTTGAGCAAGAGCTTACTTCACTCCTGTCAAACGAGCTTCAGCTCGAAATTGACCGCGAGCTTATCGAAGATATGCGTATGATTGCTTACGGCATGGTTGATCGGACTGACGCTTTCGGTGGTTGGTATCCTGGTTCCCTTGATCCAAAGGGTTCCCCAAACAACTTCCCAGCATTCGGCGGCAGAGAGCCCTACGGTGCCAATGAGTTTGCTCCAGGAAGCTTCGAGTATGAACTTTCCCAAGATGGCACTGGCGCTAAGGGTGTTGACTCAACTCAAGTAGGTGGTCCAAACTCAAACGTCTTTGTTGTTGACCTGGAATACTTCAGAAATGGTGGTAACTGGGCTCCTCAGCATGTTGGTCACGTTTATGCAAACCTGCTAGCAACGATCAACTTTGCATCACAGGACATCTACCGCACGACCTTCCGTGGTCCTGGTAGCTGGATGATCACTTCACCTCTGATGGCTGCAATGCTTGAGTCAGCCGCCAAGCTAGAAGGTGGTATCAACTCTGCTGACCGCCCAAGCAACATTGGCAACACGTCAATCGAGTTCAAGGGCAAGTTCGCAGGTCGCTACGATCTGTTCGTTGACCCAATGTTCCCGACTGATGAAATCATGATGGGTTACAAGGGTGCTGGTCCAATGGATTCTGGGTTCATCTACTGCCCATACATCCCACTCCAGCAACTCCCAACGATCACCGATCCTGAAAGCTTCCAGCCAAGAAAGGGCCTCTTAACCCGTTATGGCAAGGTCGCAATTCAGCCTGCATCACGATTCTTCAGAATCATCCGTGTTGTTGGTGCCTCTCCTGACTCAATCGTCAGACCAATGGCTAGAAACTCCGGAGTCCAAGGTGCTGCTGCTGGCTACAACAGCTTCTGATAATTAATCAGAGAATGAATTAGGTCGGGGGTGTAAAATCCTCCGACCTTTTTTTATTTATGGGGACTAAATACTAATAGTATGAATAAGTATAAAAACATATCAAATACTAAAATCATCTTAAACTACAAAGCTGATTTTGTTTTTGTAAATCCAGGCGAGATTGTTGAGTTAGATTTTGTTCCAACAGAATATGAAAAAGTGCTTGTTCAAGATACGATAAAATCTAAAATTGATATTTCTGATATAGAAGAACATCAGTCTTCTGATCTACCAGAAGATTTTGTTGTATTAATTGATGATGCTGTTGTCGAAGACATTCGAAAAGAACAGACCAAACAATTAGCAAAAAAACCTCGTGGAAGAAAGGCTAAGTAATAATCATGGTAGTAAAACCTAAAATTGTTTGGGGTAATAGTTACGCTAGTTATGATGGAGACCGAATCACAGATTACAAAGTAACTGATGATATCGGTAAAGGGCTCTATGACGAAGTTCCCTCTTTCCAAGTATCTCTAGAGGAATTTAATCCATTCTACAGAGAAGTGGCTGATTTTATCTTAGCAAGATTAGGCTACCCAGTAGTTAGAGTCGAACTAACACCTTTCCAAATGAGGACTGCAATAGATGAATCAATCCAAAGGATGAGCTACCACGCTCCAGTATGGACAAAACAATATGCAGTTTTTCAAACTCAGTTAGGGGAGAATCTTTATGAGATTCCAAGATTCATTGCAGATAATCTTACCTATGTCATCTATAAAAAAACCTTGCTTTCTATCCAAGCTCAAGCTGGGACTCTTGAGTTTGATTATTTTATTAAGTATTTTCAGGATGCTCATCTCTTTTCAGATTTTTCAGTAGGTGAGTTTTATATCCTTCAAATGCACTTAGAGATGGTTCGTAAGATTCTTTCCCAAGAAGGTGCATGGGATGTGCTGAACGGAAATCTTCTTCAGTTAACTCCAACTCCGGCTGTCGATGACTACTGCATTTTAGAGTATAGAGCTTTAGATAGCAACACCATTCATTACGCATATAAGTCTTGGATTAAAAGATTTGCTTTGGCTTGTTGCAAAGAAATTCTAGGACAGATCAGAGGGAAATACCAGACACTCCCAGGCCCAGGCGGGGGAGCTCAATTAAATGGACAGGCTTTAACTCAGCAAGCAATGCAAGAAAAAGAACAGTTAATTCAAGAACTTCTAACAGAGCTTGAAGAGCCACCACTCATTACTACATTCTAAGATGAGCGACTACAACAAAAGATATAAAGTAACAACTCCCATGCCGTTATCTGATCTAGATAATGAAGCAAGTTTACTGTCTTTGTATGATATCAATAATCCTGATATCGGTTACTTTAATCTAATTGATCAAGAGAACATTAAACTTTCTGGTTCTAAGGTTCTTTACTACATGTATCACGGAGAAACTAGTTACGATAAAGTCTACCTAGAAGAGCGTAATAAAGTTATCTCAAGAGAACCAATTGTTTTATGGTCTTCTTATGATCCAAAAGTAATTGAAGAAGCCGTCAATGAGTTTGGTTTAGAGTTAACTAATGACCAAACATTTGTGTTTAACAAAAGTTATATTGATCAAAAGCTATCTAGAGAGCCTCGACCTGGGGATATCCTTAAGCCGATGTTCCAAAATATGAAGTATGAAATCTATGAAGTTCAAGAGGATGCTTTTGAAGCTTATGGAGTTTATCATTACAATTGTTTTGCTAAACTACTAAGAGATTCAGACGATGTTGTTGATGAGCCTGCATTAGAAACTCATGAACCCATAGCAAGACTAGATATTTTAGAGGACTATTGATATGACTGAGCTAAATCCTGTTGTTCCAGTTGAGGTGGGCCGAGACAATTATGTTGATGGCACTCAAGGATCTAACATTGAGTATAGCCAAGTTAGAGTAATTAACATTACTCCCCATGAGGTCTCTGAGATTAAGACAAGCGTAATCACGCTTGAGCCAGGGATGTTCCCAGTCACCTCACCCGGAAATACCACTCCTCAAATATCTGTGTGCTCAGTTGATGTTACCGCAGGATATGTTCAGTGGGAACCAATGGGAGATCTCCACCCTGTAAGCCCAGGATGCCCTCTAGGATCTTACAAATATCTAAGGGTGAAGTGGGACTGCTACATACCCGCAGGCTCTGACTCAGCAAATTACGCTGTGAATGGAGCTATCAAAGGACCCTATCCGCATTACGCTGAGAAGATCTATAGATTTAGATCTCTTGAGCCTGCAACAGATCCTCAATTTACGCTGACCAATCCAGTGCTTTCTGCTCTAGGGGCATTAAACTCCACAGCCCCAATGCACTTTGAGTTCTCTGCTCACGGTTATGTGAACAAATTTACTTTTGCAAGCGGATTGTATGGACAAGACAAACAAACAGCATTTCCAGATGGATCTTCTATACTTCTCGCAAAACGTGAGCCTATATTTGATAGATATCAAATTGAACAAGGCGACGTTAATGAACCTCCCACAACGCAGCAAACAACCTGTCTAGCTAAAGAATATATGGTTCATGGTCGAATTGTTCCTGAACTAGATTTTGACGGAGCAGCCTTCGAAGTAAAAGTATCAGGAAACCCAGACCCAGCATATAAATTAGCTAGTAGCTACGGAACTTCTGGTCGAGATGCTCCTCCATTTTGGTATAATCTTTATTATGAGTTACAACATAATAAGAATATTATACCATTTACATTCATTTGGGGTGTAGGACTTTTAACTTATGATCAAGGAGCAGCAGGTAGCCTTAGCGAAAACTTCTATGATCCAAGAGGAGCATTAAAAGATTTACCTGACGTTCACGGAAGACTAGGAGGAATCAAAGGAAGTTCAAATCATGGCCCAAGAGCTAGATCATTCGGAGCCCCTGGAACTTGGGTAGATACAGTAAAGCCTCTTAACTCTAGAGAAGCTGATAGTCCTAACATCTTCTGGAGTGATGATGATATCACATTCTCCGTTGTAGGTCCCGATGTTGTTTGTCACGCATCCTCAGTAAACGTTTGTGCAGTTTATGATGATACTGTAAATGGTTTAAAGAGAACTATTCTAAACTGGTTTGATAAGAGTAATCAAAGTTGGTATGATGTTGAAGTTTATGGCTATAATGCTTTACCTTACTCATCAACTTGGGTTCTTCGAGGATGTATTCATGTAAACAATAATTATCTGCCAAATGCTAATCTAAGCACTAGGGATATAAATTCTCAAAGCTCAAATTCATTAGAGAGAACTTGGGCAATTGATTTAAATTTTGGCGACCGCAAACTATTTACAACATTTAAGAATACAATACCGAAACCACCACAAGAGTATATTACAAGACAAGATAAACCCGGAGGAGGAAAATACACTGACTCCTATCAGTCGGCTGCTTATTTAGCAGAGGGCGCTTGGGATGATAATGTGACAATTGATGTTACTTATATTCCATTAGGTTTAACTACAACCAGAGCTGTTGTAGGTTTAGAGGAAGATCATCCTTACTATAATCAACCTAATTTTGAGGATGATAAACGAGTAGGTCTTTTAAAGAACTTGAAAGAACCCTGGGCTATGAACCCTCATGGTCTCGCTGCTCGCGCAGGTATACCAGGAGGTCAAGCAGGATTTAACTATGTTGGCATTGGTGCAACTCTCGCAGGAGCCGGTTTACCAGACGCTAGATTCCTAGAGGCATCTGTTGACCTAGATTGGATCTGTAGACTCTCCGTTGAAGCAGATCGAGATGGAAAAATTGTCGATCACTTTGACACCGCTTGGATAGCTAAACGACAAGTAGCTGCTGCGCCTACTCTCAACTTTCCTTCTCTGAATAAGGCAGTGAGAGAATTAACCAATAATCCAAGTTACGTAGGGTGGTTAAATAAATCAATTAATGACCCTGAATTTGCTGGCGCTCAAAGGTTGATTGATGAGACAAGTATCCTTGGATACTATGGATCTAACGTGGCTTGGAGTGGAGAAGAAGCTATTGCCAAGTTTAATAGAGGCGTAAATGCTTCTGTCCATGGGGGATCTAAAAATAATTCTAAAGTTTATGGGCACCCAACATTTAATAGAGTAGGTAGAATTGGTGGAGCAGGCAATGAAGATCACCTTATTGCTATTGACCTAACAACTTTTGAAGACACATCTTTAGGTATTTGTGATACAGAAGATACTAATAGAAATTTTAGAGGATTAACTTTTGATTCTATAAGAAATACTTTTTATTCAATAGCTGCTGATGATAGAAAAGTTTATACAATAAGGACAACTGACGGATCAGCAGTTTTGATTGGGTCTCAACCAAATAGACTTCCTTATGATGTTGTTCAAGGCGTAGCGTATAATCCTCTAGACGGATTGATTTATGGTTTAGGCGTAAGACGTGGAGAAACTTACAGTGTGACTGTAGGAGAAGTAACAACAACTTACAGACCTCATGATTATTACACTTTTACTGTAAACCCTGATACTGGACTTTTCATTTCTGAAATTCTGTTCGAAAACGATAGGTTAGTTCTCGCAAATGATGGTAATGCACTAAACAGATACAAAGGTATTGCTTTCAGACCTAGCACAAATACATTGCTAGGTATTAAACGTGATTATATAAATGATACTTCTTATCTTGTTCAATTTAATTCTACAAGGTCTTCTACTACAACATTATTTGAAGTTCCTTATGAAGAAGTTTATGATCTAGACTTTTTAAATACAGATGAGTTATACTCTGCCGCAAGAGTAGATTTAGGAAATCGAGACTATGAACAACCCTTACTAAAAATTAACTTAAATACTCAAGTTATAACTGAAGAAGGTGTTCTTGAACGAAGCGAGGAGCTTGGTGGCAGACTAACAGGCATAGCTATTAATACTCTGACTAATCAGCTTAGAGCTATAAATTATAGAAGATTATCTAGATTCCAAGGATTCAGTAATTTTATTGGTTATCCTACTCCTAAACACCAACACTCAAAAGGTTATCCAACTAACGGGCACTTCTACTCTAATACTACTAGAGAAGGTTTTACGCCTTCACACTCAGCCCACGGTAACTTAATATCCTATGCAATGATCTCTGGCGATCTTGTGAGTATTAAGCTATGTGAATACTTCATGAGAGTTATCATGAGTAGTCACAATGATGGGGAACATGCTAGAAAATTATTCTATGATCAGTTCCCTGTTAAGTGGAGGAACGCTGGTCGAATGGAAGGCAGACCTCTTCATGGTCTGGTAATGGCTCTTAGTGTTTCCCGAGATAGAGTTTTACGAGAAAGAGCTATCTGTATGCTTTCTCGCAGATTCTGGAACTTATATAATGTCCAAGAGTTTGAAGATTCTCCTTTAGGTGTTCCAGGCAAGCCTTGGATATCTCTTTGGTATCCTCCGTGGGGAGGAGGAAGATATACTAATCTAGATCAAGATGGACATCCTGTTTATAGATTTGATTCAGAGGTTAAGAGCGAGAGTTCTTATTATTGGCCTTACTACAAGAATTATGCTGAGGCTGGTAATATAGCACAGAGAAAATATAATGTTGTAGGCATTCCAATTGAAGATATTGCTCCGAACATTGATAGAGAAAGAGCAGCAGTATGGCATTGGAACGACGTTCCTCAAGCTCAAAAGAGTATTTATGTTGACGCTTACAATGAGATGGATTACGTAGAAAATCCATTAGGCTCCGGTTTTATCAAGAGAGGAGCTTTTCTGTTTAAGGAGGAGGGACTTGTCCCTGGGAACCCAAATCCTGTCAACATAGATTACCTTGCTTATAAGCCCGGATATGATGATCATCCTTTAAGATATCACATCATAGCTCCTTCAGTTACTGGTAGCTTAAATGGGACTAGCGCATTGCCTAGTGTCACCGCAATTCCATCTACAGATAAAACTGGGGTAAGGCTAAATACAATCTTCCCTTCAGATTTCACTACACAAGGATATCAGCAATCACTTTGTTATCCATATTTCTATCCTATGCTAGAAGTATTTAACACATACTCTACTATATTTGCTGCAAGATCTGCCGCTGGCGAGGTTCCTGATTTTGTGGCTAAGTATAATACTTACAATGAGCTATCACAAGAGTTAGCAGATACTTATGAATACTTTAAAACATTCTTAATCAGGCTAGCAAGAACAATAGCTAACTGCTTGCTTATACCTACGGACCCAGCATCCCCATTAGCAGGAGGTAGATATTGTGTAGGATATTTCTATGCTGCATATTCAAAAGCTAAACCATTTGAATGGTTTATTGACTCTGAAAATACTTTAAGTGTTGCAGCAAACGGAAGTGTCCAAATGCCAGTCATGGCTAGACTGGATGGGTCAGTTAAGAGAGCCATGTCTTCCTATGCTCTAGGGGGCTATTACAGCAACTCTCAAAATATAAATGGTAGTATCAAAGGAAACCCATTTGGCACAATTGGTTGGGCATTTAACGCTCCTCTGATGTCTTGGGATATTCTTTACAAATACTCTGATCTTAGTAATCCTTATAACTTTGAATCAATCCGTAAACTTGAATCTTATATTAATGACTACTTAGGCCCCTCTAATTTTGATATTACTCAGATAAACAATAATAAAATGTTTAGGGACGCTGGGAGCGTTACTGATGCCTTCTATGGAAAATTCTATGGGAGATCTGGATGGCCTAATCCTGGTAAGCTTGGTCCTAAGACAAATAACATTGTTGGTAGTGGCGAACTTCTTCCGTGGTTTGTCGGGGCTGCTGACGAAGTTTGGAGAGACAGAAGTATTGATCTTACTCTGAAAACTCTTACAGGTAAGATTGAAGGGTCCACAACACTTTCTAGTGAAATTCAAGTCACTAGAAATAATACGCTAAAAATTCTAGCAAATGGAGAGTTCCAAGGATCGTCCAATTTATCAGCACCAATTAGAAGAATAAGGACCTTTACAAGAATACCACGAGATGAAGGTAATGAGTCTTATTACCCAACGTTAACTCCTCAAGTAGTTAACGTGCCAGGAGGCGGTGGAGGCTCAACCGTTCATTACATCCCCGCCTACTTCGCTGGTAGCACCAGCGTCTCCGCTGAAGGCTTAATCAAGACAACTTATACTTCAGGAACTATTTTGGGTAACTCTAATCTAAATGCTGAGATTATGTTACCAGGTATTTTAGAGTGTAATTTATTTATGAGTTCTACTTACGAAGTAGACTCAATATTAAAGAGTAATTACTTTAATGGTCTTATAACATCTGGATCAATGTCTGTTAGTTCTGATAATATAGAGGCTTATATTAAGCTATCAGATTCCGTGATTGGAGGGTCAACAATAGTTAGTGCTAATGCTCTGTATCTAACTGAATTATTTACTGGCTCTATGGCATTGAGTGGGTTGTCTACATCAGCAGCGATAGTTATATCTAGCCTGATTCAACCAAATGGAATTCTTGGTGAAATTATTTTAGACTCTGAGATAGAAGCACTTACATTTGAAGGTGAGATTTTAGGACAGACAATACTAGACTCTGAACTTGAGCGCGTAGCAAACTACATAGGTGGAGAGTCTAATTACGATAGCTTTGTAAATGTCGTTAAAGAAAATACTGATTCAGTTAATCCTGACTATGAGCTTAGTTCTGTTTTACAGAGAAGAAATTATCGCTCACAAAGAGTTAATTTTGAATCAGCTTTATTTGATGAACTAGCTATAAGATCAAATGATGAAAAGAAGGTCAGCGAAATATACAAACAAACTCTGCAAAGTTTAATAGGTATATTCTCTACTTTTGTTTACAAAAACGATGAAAACAAAATGGTAAAAGTGCCTTGCTGGCACGGCTCCGCCGAAAGAGTTGTAGCTAAGATGAAGCAAGAATCAACTACAATTTTACCAGTGGCATCAGTCTATAGAATAGCTAATAAGAATGATGAAAAAAGACGGAGAAGCTCTTCTTTAATAGCTTACGAAACTTACTGGGATAAGGAGAAGCAGAGAGCAGTTAGAATAGCTAGCTTGGCTCCAACTCCAGTGAATATATCATATAGACTAAATATCTGGACTAAGTATCAAGAAGATATGGATCATATCACTGAACAGGTTCATAGAGTATTCAATCCTGACTTACAAATTATAACTGAACATAATATCAAGACAAAATCATTTCTTTTAGAAGAATCTGAAAATACAGAAACAGATATTCCTGATGGTCAAGATAGAGTAATAAGAAAAGTGTTCACTATAGATGTTCAATCTTATATTCCAAATCCAAAATTCCTTATAACTAATACAGGGAAGATTGAAGAGTTCAACGTAGAGAATTATGTAGGAAAGTAAAATGAAAACAATTTACTTAGCAAAAGCAGAATTAAATCTCTTAAACACGAATACGGGGGTAACTAACCCTGTATTCCTAGACATGTTTGATGGAAGTATTTTCGTAGGTTTACTTTCTGCATTACCTATAACTGGTAAGGACGGCTGGGAAGGTGCCAGAGAACTCTACTCTCCAGCGACTGCAACAAGCTATCTTCTTGGAGTAAAGCCTCCTCAGATTATAACTGGGGCTTATTACCCTGTTCAGGCAAATAGAAACTTATTTTCTAATCCTTCTTTAGTAGATACTCCTTTGGGAGTTAGTGGTATGGCGACAGAGTATCAAGGACAGATAGCTTTTCCTGTAGCCTCTCTAGCTTGGGGAAACGTATTAGGTTTAGTTTTCTACCTAGTTTCAAGGGATATTAATAGAATTACTCCACTATTTACAGTTCCTTTCACTCAACCTGTATCAATAGGAGTTGATGATAAGTTGACAATATTGAATACTGAATCTACAAGAGTTAGAGCTATTGAATTAATTAAGAAAAATACACTATAAAATTTAGTGATGATTGATAAATACTTATAAGGAGATACATTATGGCTTCAGCAGCAAAAACGATAGACTTCAGCATTAATATACTAAAGTATATGGCTTCAGGTCAAGACCTTCCACAGATTACCCAACTCCACATAGCCTTACTTAGCGCAATACCAGCAGACAAAGGTGCAGGAAATGCTCCATACAGTGGCGTTGAGATAGCAGCATGTGAAGTTTCAGCAGGAGACTACAGAGTGGCTTTAGGCCAAAATAAACTAGTCTCAATTAGCGAAGACCCTAACACTAGCTCAATGCAAATTATAAGTGATGGTGGATCAATTGATTGGCCTGATGCTCCTGCAAACTTTAACGTTTCTGGGTATGCCTTGTGTAGCGATGCGAATTCCATTGCTGGTTCGGCATACCTTGCCTACGAATTGTTTGATGGCACTAATAAAGGCCGAAGCATCATAGCCGGTGATAGTATCAAGATCAATGCTGGTGGCTTAGTGATTAAGGAGAAGTAATGTTAGTAAAAATTGTCAACTTATCAAGACAAGGATTTAATGTGTTTCTCCTTACTGAATCTGGTTCAAAGTCTTTTTGGCTTACCCCAAAAGAATCTGTTTTAGTTCCTGAATCAAGTGTCTCAGGACAAATCAGAAAAATGATAAAGAAAAAAATCTTAAGATTAGAGAGAGTATAAAATGGTAAATATAGTGAGCCCAGGCGTCTATGTAATTGAAAAGGATATCTCTAACTATCCTGCAACAATTGATTCCACAACTGTGGGGGTCGTTGGGTTTGCTGATAAAGGTCCAACGAATGAAGCAACTCTAATCACTAGCCAAGAAAGGCTTGTTGATATCTTTGGTGATCCAAGCGAGGCTGTCGCAGGCCAAGGAATTGTTGGGTCCCTTGAAATACTCGAAGCAACAAACAGACTTTACTATGTAAGAGTTGCCTCTGATAGTGCAAAACAAGCTTCAGCAACCATCCCACTCGGAGTTTGCCCAGCAGTAGCTGTTAGTGCCTGCAATCTTGGTAAAGGAAAAGCAGTTACAATTAAACTGAAGGTTAGAGATCATCTTGGTGTATCAGGTTATGATTATGAAAAAACATATTCAATCCCTGCAACCGGATATGATAATCAGTTTAACGCTCTTGCAGGTATTTTTGGGACTGATTTAGATGGATTAAAAGTAGCTGCTGCGTTCCCATTTACTACAGATCCTAATGGCGTAAAAACCCCAACGGCTACTGATACTGGTAAGATTAATGGCTACATTGTAGGATCTGCCGCAGGATCAGGCGCAGCCCTTTACGTATCTGCTAGCGACGCTATTTTCTTACCTTTAGATAAGTCTGGGGCCACTGACGGCTTGACCGCAAGCTTGCTGAAGGAAGTTACGGTAAGTGGCGCTACAATCGCTGTTAGCGACACTAATTACCTAGTCGAAACCTTATATCCAGGAAAAGGCTATAACTTAGGAACTACCCCTGACGGAGCAGTCAGCGGAAATAGCATTGAAGTTGATCCAAAGGGTGGTCCAAGCTTTGTTGTAACTCTTAATGATAAGGGCTCTACAAAAGAGAGCTTTAAGGTAAGCTTCTTAACACAGAAAAACTTCTTAACTGATACAATCAATATATCAGAGGATAACAAAGTTTCTGACTATATCCAAGGTAATATGACCGAAAATGGTAGCAAAGCTAATATTGATTCAATAGGAAGTTTTGCTGATCAAGCGTCTGAAATTCTGACCGCTGCCACTGTAGATATGGTGTCTGGAACTTCTACGCAGACTGGTGCAAATCCAAGATTTATTAAGCTTGTTCAAGGAACTTACGCCTTGTCAGGTGGTGATAGTGGAGCACCTACGAGTCCTGCTTATATTCCTGAGATCATTGGAGATCCTGCAAAGAAGACCGGACTTTATGCTCTTGATGATGACCTGTTAAACTTGACAGTTGCTGTCATCCCCGGTCTAAATGACCAAGCAATTCAAAATGCTTTAATTACTTTAGCTGAAACTAGCCAAAACTTCATTGCTTGTGTATCTCCTCCTTACCAAGCTCAAGACAGCGTTCAAGAAGCAATTGATTGGTCAAATGGATTTTCAGACGAAAGAACTGCTGCTATAAACTCTTCTTATGCAGCTATCTACTGGCCTTGGGTCAAAACCTTCATTCCAAGCCTGGAAGAAGATAGATGGCTCGATCCCGCAATCTATGGCGCAAGACAAATAGCATACACTGCTGCTGTCTCAGAACTTTGGTTTGCTCCAGCAGGCTTTGTCCGTGGTCGTCTAACCAAACCAAGCCAGACTCAAGTAGCTCTTAACCAAGGCGACAGAGATTCGCTCTACAGTGGTGGTAATGCAATTAACCCAATCGTTAACTTCCCGCAACAAGGAATTACAATTTTTGGGCAAAGAACATCACAAAGAGATCCTACAGCTCTTGACAGAGTTAATGTTAGAATGTTAATGATCTATATCAGAAAAGTTCTGCTGCTATCAACCCAAAGATTTGCATTTGAACCAAATGATTCAATTCTATGGGATAAGATTGAAGCAACTGTTAATCCTCTCCTCGATGATATCAAGCGTCGTAGAGGGATTACAGAGTTTGCAGTAATTTGTGATGAAACAGTAAATACTCCTCTAAGAGTAGATCGAAACGAGGTTTGGTGTAAGATTCTTCTTAAGCCGACCAAGGCTGCTGAAGCCGTAGTATTTGAGGTTAACGTGACCTCACAGTCAGCTAAAATTTCAGGGTAATAACGGAGAATAAAAATGGCAGAATCATATTATCAACAAGCTAGATTTGTTAGAACTTTTAGAGGAGGCCAAGGTCTTCCTGTTATTTCAAAAGAACTAGACTCAGTAAGAGTCTATCAGTTCGAAGTCCACTTCCAAGGAGTAGGAAATACTCAAGGAACTCAAAACTCTGAAGACGAAATTAACCTAACTCTAGCAGCAAAGCAAGTTTCTCCTGGTGGATTAACGATTGAGGCTATTACTGTAGATAGATTAAACGATAAGGTTTACTACCCCGGTAAGGTTACCCAGCAGTCTCTTACAATCACTTTTGATCACCTCTACGTAAGAAATGTTGCTCCTACTTTATGGGAGTGGTTCAAGAGCGTTTACAACCCGATGACCGGTGATTTAATCCAAAATACTAGCCCAGGTGGTGGAAACACACCTCACTTCAAGGCAAACAAGCTAGAGATTGTCTTACTAGATAACACAAAAACTCCTCACGCAGTTTTAGAGTATTATGGGGTTTTCCCAATAACCTTTAAGCCAAGTGAGTTAAACTACTCAACAAATGAGTTCCATACGTTTGAAGTAGAGTTTAAATATGATTTCATGGACTTCTACAATACTCCTAGCATTAATGGCTGATAAAGTAAAACTTTCTTGGAAACCCGCCTATAAATACTATAGGCGGGTTTTTTCGTATTATGAAATACTTTCTAGAACTTATTAACTCTTACAAAGGTCGTGGCTGCTGCATTACCCGTATTGATGAAGTTGCTAATAATAAAATTATGCAACAAAGAGCAGAATTAATGTCTTTTCTTAAGACCTTAAAATTACAACCAAACCAAGCCGTAACAAAAGTTACAACACCGTCTGGTAAAGTTGCCACTTCTATTAAATTAAGTGTTGATAAGCAAGGCAATCCAATAAAAATAGGTATAAATGCTGGTTGGGCTTCTTGGAGTATAAATCCTACTACTGGAGAAGCTATCTCATCACAAAATCAAGAAGCAAAAAATTTGACTACTTTACTAGGAGGCGGTGAAGAAGAGGGAGGGGATGTCACTCAAGACCAGGAAGCAGAACAACCTCAATTAACTCCTGAGCAGCTAGAAGCTCAACAAAAGGAAGCAGAAGCTAAGAGTATGATACTAAAGTATCTACAACCTCTTCTAGATAAAGTTTGGAATAGTGCAGAAAACAATCCCAACAAAAATGTTCTATGTAAGCTAAAAATTGGTAAAGCTATTGCGATGTCTCAGAGAAACTTAAGAGGAGACAGAAGAAGAAAAGGAGACACCTCGCCAGCAGATATAGAAAGAGGCGATGAAGCTTATAAAGCATTTCAAAAGGGTAAACATTGTGAAGCTCTAAAGATATTCTTAGATACTAAATGGGCTAAAAGATTAATGTTAGATAAAAAACGTTTTATAGAAGCTTCAACAAATACTGGACAAAAATTAAGCGTTAACGCTATATCAAAATTAATCGCTCTTAGTGCAGATCAAATAACAACAGCATTATTTAATATAGATTGTCCTAGAAATATTAAAAGACAAGAATGTGTTAAGATGAACACAGAGTCTCTAAAAGCAAATAATAAAGATGGAGAGAAGGCTAGAAAGAAGTTTGAGAAGGTAATGAAGGACTTGTCTTCTGACAAAGAGCTATCGCCTGATAGGCTAGCAGAGATCAGGGAGACTCTGATCTTTACAAGACAAGGAGACATGATCATCAGGATAGCCCCAGATAAAGGTATTGTAGTATCTGATGGTGATAGACTTATGTTTGATGCCTTTTCAAAAGGCATGAGAGATAAAGGTATCCCTAATCCTATTGTCTATGATTTAGAGCAGAAACCTGTAAGTGGTGATTTGATTAACGTTCGAGGAAAGACCTTTGAGCATATGTTTTCTATCCTGAGCTTCATGGATGATCTACAAAAAGCTAAAGGTAAGAAGGAAAAGGAAAAGATTAAGAAAGCTTACGCAGATTATCTTGGCAGTATTGATAGACTTTGCACATTCTTAACAGCTATGGAGAGCTTGGTGGATGGCTATGAAGACAATGAGTTCTCTATAAATGAGAGTGACCTAGTAGAATTCAACCACATTAGAGACCAAGTTACTGAAGCTGAAGGATGTCTAAATTTAGCTAAGACTTTCAATGCGTCATTAGGTAGAGCACAAGCTAGGTATCGACTGATGGATGCTGATAAGGTTTTACAGGTTGGATCTACTGTAGGTGACGGAACCAGAGAGGACGTTGTTTACCTATATGATGATGAAGCGAAAGCTCGCGAAAAAGCTGCAATGCTTGGCCTAGAGCCCGAACTCAAAACACTTTCAGAGATAATGAGAAATAACCAAGATTATGCTGACGCCATCGGCTTCAACCCAGAGACAGATGATAAAGAAGTTTGGGTTGTTCCTGATGGATTAAAGATGTCAGCAAACAATAGAGCTTGCTTTGGTAATGGCGGTCGCGCAAAGAACGTCACTCTTCTAAGTGCTGATGAATCAGAGCTCAATGAAGATCAGAGAAACTGGATAAGAAAAACCTCTGAAGCTTTAGGATTATCTGAAAAAGATGTCGCTGCAATCAGAGGTCCTATGCGGGAGTTCGGAGCAGAACTTGAAGAAACTGAGAGACTAATTACTGATCTGCACTTAGATAATAAAGTAATAGGCAAGAACGGTAAGGCGACCAAGGAGAGCGGTTTAGGTTATATCAACAGCCAGATGGAGGATAGGAAAAAACAACTTAAAGGTTTAGACCCTATCTCAGATCCTGTTTACCAAAATCTTAATGAACTAAAAGAGCTTATGCAAGCTAAACCTCTTGATCAAGCTGCTGTAGACGCTCAGAAGAAATCAGTGATTAAAGCAATGCAGCATGAACAGACTAAGAAGTTCCTTACAGAATCTTTAGACAGACATCCTAACGGAAAGTTTAAAGATCCTACAAGATCTAAAGCTGCTGCAATGTTCTTATTGATGTCTGGGTCTACCAATAAAGACATGTCTACGTCTGTTATTGGTGTAGGTAAACGATCCAGGGGATCTCCTGTCGATTACATTGTTCCTCATAACAAAGCTCTAGGAGATTACTTTAGAAGAGCTTTACAAGGAGATAACTCTGTTGGACTTGAATTCGCAGAAGATGAATCAAAAGATTTCTATACCAGAGTTAGAACTAATGATGAGGACGGCAACTTATGTCAAGTAGAATTTATAAATAAACCAAACGGCGCTATGAGCAGTATGATTAATAAAGGAGCAATCAGAGACAATGCAATAGAAACACCAGAATCTCTAGGAGAATCAGAGAACTTTGGTTCTAAATTGCTTCAATTACTGATAGCCCAGAAAAACATACTTATGGAGTTTATGTCTAGGTAGTAAACCAGTAATGATCTGTTGTATTCTGTAGCAGATCATCAAGCTTGTGTATTAATATATTTTTATATCTTATAGCTTGTAGTTCTACTTCTGTAATCTTGAATACATCTTCAGTAATAGCAAGTATAGATTTGTTATCCTGTTGCCAAACTATTAAAGGCAGCTTCCCTGATTTTTTTGCGTCTCTTTCTGCCTGCCTCCAAAATTTCCAGACCTCTGAAGAATCCTTGAACAGATCGTCTATAAAGACCTTGTTATAACCCTTCTTGCACTCTATGCAGAAGGCAAAGTTCTGTGGGGTGATGAGGTCACCGTAGATCATCAAATGTTCAGGAAGTTTATGCGATGTCGCGAATGCACCACTGCCTGGACTTCTCATGAAATCGGTTGTGTCAAATCTAGCGTTCAGCATCTTGCATACTTTGTTCTCGAAATTGACACCCTTGCGACGTGAATTTACTGACCGCTTTTTTCCGCCAGATAGATCCTCTAGGTAGTCAACTGCGGTCGGCTCTTTTTTTGATGGTTTCTTTGGCATTTGAGATCTCCCCTGCTATAATAGGCCATGATTGACTCACCATTATCCGAAACATTTAATAACATCAAGTTTAAGGTTGATCATAGGAGTAAAGATAGAATGAAGGTTACTATTAAGTTAAACAAAGATGAAGCTCTCGCTTTTAAGAATATGAAGCAGTCTCTGCTTCCCGAGGGCGTTGATGATGATAAATTCCTCAAGAGTATTTTCTTCATGGGTTTGGAGCAATTTCATAAAAACACCATGGCAATGATGAAGCAGTATGTCGAAGAGAACGAAGAGAAGCTCCGTTCTGAAGGTGTCGATGTTGACGCAATCTTCGAAACTGCCTCTACTGCCGAAGAGATCGAAGACAATGACAATGATGAATAATTTAACTTGGGTCACTAGTGATAACTGGGTGACCTACTCAGAGTTGCTTGAGTGCGTAAAGAATAATGATTTGAGTAATTACACGATTACTCACGCACTCTCTCAACACAAGAAAGACGAGACCAAATACGGTCTTCTGTTTCTGAATCTGAGAGACAAAGCCAGTCAGCATCTGATGAGTAAAATTCAGCAAAGATATCAGATGTCTGAAGATACTTACCCTCTATATATCATAGACTCATTTGAGAACCCAGAACTATTCGGAACCTTTAATGTTAAGGTCGCACCGACTCTGATTGTGTCTCATCTGAAGTTCTTTGTTACCAAGGATTACCTTCCGAGTATCTACTCGGAATTAAGGGTCTGAGTGGGAGGGATCTTTGGAAAGGTCCAAGTCTATTTGTTGCTCCGCTAGTTTGAGCCAATAGGCTTGGACCTTCTCTTTTTGTCTCTTCTCTTTGCTATACATCAGTCTAATATTATTAAGTATTACTGTTGTAAAGAAATTGAATGCTGTTCCTTTGTTGGGACTGAAGTTTTTAATCTTCACAAAAACTAATAGAAAGCAGTCCTGTCGAACATCATCAAATTCAACACCATTGAATTTGAATCCGTCGAATATATTCTTAATGAGAAGATCGAAATTCTCGATGAGTTCCTCTTCCCATATCGACGGATGAGCCTTATACCCAGCGATTACTTTCTCGAATCTTTCATTATTTAAATACGACATAATCCTATTATAGACCTATAGTTATGTCCATACCTGAAATTTGCAATGGCTGTTCCCAACTCAGAAAAAAGAAGCCAATTCATGGGTATCAGGATTATGTCCTTGATGACGACATGCAGAATGCTGGCGGCATTCTAGTTCTCAATGATTCATTCAGGTGGAATAATGGAATCACTCCTGTAGAGGGCAAGGAGCTTTCACTTCTCCTCCAGGCATACGAGGAAGCCGGAATCCCAGAGTCTGAGTATCCACATATTACTCATTCTGCTTGTATCAAGTGTCCATACGTTGCTGCGGATGATATGTCAACAAATGACATGAAGATCTGCCGCACTCACCTAGAAAACACCATCAAGGCTGTGAATCCGAAGTTCATCATCTGCTTC